GTATGGAAGTTATTCACTTCCCATCAATGCCTGCTAACGAATTTATGATTGCTGCTGCTCAGAACATCGTAATGTTGACTGATGAGTACAATGACGTTCGTGCGATTGATATGAAGTACGAAGCTGAACTAAGCTCTGACAAGATTTGGGGACAGTTCAAGTTAGGTTTCTCTTACTTGAAAGGTGAAGAGATTGTCTACGCTAAGAACTTCGCATAATAATAACTAACGGAAGGGCTTCGGCCCTTCCTTAATACCCTATAACAAATGGCTTGTAATGTAACTCTTGCTGATATTTCTTACTCTTGTGACGATGTTGCAATTGGCGGTATCGTAGAATTGCACGTTGCTAACCGCTCTGACGCTCTGACTGCTTTGACAAGAACAGACGCTGACCGTGAAGTAACTGCTGCTACTGCTGTAACTGGAGTATCACAAATTTCTTTTAACAACAAGGATGGCTTCTCTGTATTCAGTGAGGTTAAAACTGTAGCTGCTGATGGTGTAGTATCAACTGTACCAACTGTATCTGTAGAGCTTCCTAAAATGACTGCTGACAAAATCACAGCTCTTAACGACATCTCTAAAGGTGGTGCTGAGTTGGTTGCTTTTGTACAAACTGCTGCTGGAACTTACCACGTTTGTGGTTTGGACTACGGCTTGTACGCAGGTACTGTTGACGCTAACTCTGGAACTGGTCGTTCTGAAAAGAACCGTTTCCAACTTACCTTAACAGGTGACGAGCTTGGTTTGTCTTACAGCATCGGTGCTGCTGAGTTTGCTACTGCAACTGCATAATAGCAAATCTTGTAAATTAACACAAGGGGGAGTGGAGCAATCCTCTCCCCTTTTTATTTAAAAATATATGGCTTTCAATTGTAGCATTTTATTAAGCGATATTGATATTAACTGTAACAAAAGAGTTACAGGTGGTATCAAGAAAGCTGTCCTATTATTACAAAAAGACTTGACCATTACCTTTGACCCTATTGATGAGACACAGGTAACTCAAGTAGACACCGTAGACACGGTAAAGTTTGAGCATAACCCAAAGGACGGGACTACAACTTTCACAGAGAACAAGAATACATCTAACGGATTAGGAGTAGTATCTACAGATATCACTATCCAAGCTCCTGCTGTAGATAATAAGGTAAATCAAATAGACCTTATGAGCCGCAGAGAGGACATCTGCTGCGTTCTTTTACACAACAACGACACTGTGACTATCAGTGGATGGATGGATGGCTTAACGATGAACTATGAGGCTAACAGCGGTACAGGTACTGGTGAGAAGTCTTATGTCAATATAACACTAAATACCGAGAGTGGTATTGCTTCTTTGGCAATCAATGATAAAGCGGTGTTTAGCGACCAAACCATTTTTGATTAATGGGTTACTTATTAAACAACGGAACGGGATATATGAAGGATGCGGTAACGACTCCTTCTACAGAGAAGAACTACCTATATGTACGAGGTGGTTATAGCGGTTCAGTTGTAAATTCAATAGAGGGAGAAGGGTTAGTTTTCTTCCTACAACTACACGATTAAATAAAAACAAAATATAATGGCTTACGAAACTATTGTTAAAGAAGGCAACTTCTATCAATCGGCTACAGGAGATTACGGGTTCCGTTTATTAGAGGCTGGTGAGGCTTCTGTTGCGGGTGAGAGCTTCCGTGCTATCCAAGCGATTGAAGGTGCTGTAGTGACTACTACGACACAAGTGGGTGATGCGTTGACAAGTTTAGGACTTGGCGAGGGAACAATCATCTACGGTAAATTTGATAGCGTATCTTGTGTATCGGGCAAGGTATTAGCTTATAAAGCAGTGTAATGAACTATGTTAGGACTACTAAATACCGTCCTTTCAAGGGGTGGTTCACTATTAACCTATGTAAAGGATGGATTAGTTATGGCGAATAGATTCTTAACACCTCCTAAATTAACTTTTCCTGTTGATGCTTCGGCTGAATTTAACGGGACGAGTGATTATATTGATATAGGCGAAAAGCATATCGCCAACGATTTAGGAATAACCAACGCGTTTACAATGGGCGCGTGGATTTATCTTGAAAACGACACAGATTATAAGAATATCTTATCAATGTGGGACAACACTGGGAATAGAATTTTTTGGTGGGGCATTGATAGTTCAGAAGCATTTCATTACAACATATCTTTATCGGGCGGCGACCACGCGACCAACACATACCCAATGACACCAAACGAGTGGCATTATGTGAATTTTAGATACGATGGTTCTTCGCTTTCTCTTTGGCACAACGGCTCCAGCATTTTCGGTTATGGCGCAACTGGAAATGTTGATAGCCGAGATTCAGCAATTTTAACGGAAAGTTTATTAATTGGCGCGCAAGATGACGGAGCGGCCTCATTTATGAAGGGCAACCTCGCAAACGTAGCGATATGGAACCGCGCACTTTCAAGCGATGAGATTAATTCCGTGATGTGGAAAACTTACGAGCAAGTATCTACTACAGAAAAGAGTGGATTACAGGCTTGGTATAAGTTAAGTGCAGACGAAGTATTAAGCGGTGACAGCACTGCTACGCTAACAACTTACGCTAATGCTAACGGACTTACCTTTGAAGCACCTGCGTGTGTACAGACAGCCTTAAACGGCTTACCAGATATTACTGATGCAAGACTATATTCTGCTAACTACGACATTAGAGTAAGTGCTGATGGTGGTAATGTAGAATCTTTATCTTGTGTTGAAACAGAATTAAACGCTATACTATGAGCAGCTTAAAAGATTTAGCGAGTCTAATAATGGTTCCGTCCTTGGTTAAGGATGGCAGACTTGATACTGTAAAGCCTTTAGGCAATAGTATTATACATCCCGATGCTACGGGAAACAATGATGGTACTGATGGTAGTACACCTGCGGAGGGTAACTTCACATTTAGTAGGGGTTCAAATCTTGCTGCTACAAGGGTAGATGTTAATGGTCTTATTGAGAAGGGTAGAGAGAATATCTTGACTTACTCAAATGATTTTACTAATTCTATATGGGTAAAAAGTTTTAGTAGTGTTACCTCTGGTCAAGCAGACCGAAATGGAGGAACAAATGCTTTTATTTTGATTCCAAGTACACTATCAACAAGTAAATATATTTATCAAAACAATTATTCTAAAACTGGTTTAAATACTGGTAGTGTTTATGTAAAGTATTCGGGTTATCACGCTCAACTTCGTGTTTATGGTATTGGTGGTAATAGAGCATATGCAAACTTTGATTTGCAAAACGGCACAAAGGGAACAAGCGGTGGAGATAGTATTGTAGATTCTGTAATTACGAGTATTGGTAACGATTGGTACAGAATCACTTTTACAATCAATCATAGCGGTTCTTACAATGTAGGCATAGGTCCTATACCTTCTCCAACATCAAGCGAACACATTGTTTTTGCAGGAGATGGAACATCAGGAATCTTTTTACAAGACTTCCAATTAGAATCTTCAATGGTTGCTACTGACTACATTGAAACAGGAGCATCTACTGCACAAGCAGGTATATTAGAGGACTTACCGAGATTAGATTATAGTGGTGGTGCTTCGTGTCCTTCTCTTTTACTTGAGCCTCAAAGAACGAATCTTATTGATTATAGTGAATACTATGATGAATGGTTCAAGGCAGGTACTACTCCAACCTTTACGGAAAATTACGGAACATCTCCAGAGGGTCTACAAAATAGTACAAGAGTACAACTTGACAACAATGAATTGTTTTATAGAACACCCAACGCTACTCAAGGAGCATATGTGTTTAGCGTATTTGCTAAAGACATTAGTGGGGGAGGTTCTAAAATTACATTAAGAATTGATGCACCTGCTACCAAAGTAGCCACATTTGATTTAAGTGATGGCTCTATTGATACATATTCTTCCGATAATGCTTTAATTGAAGATTATGGGAATGGTTGGTATAGATGTATGCTGGTTCAAAACAATGATGCTATTGTTAATGCTGTAATTGCGGAAGGAGATAATGGTTTGGATTGTGAGATTTACGGAGCGCAACTTGAAGCAGGAAGTTACCCTACAAGTTACATACCTACTATGGGTTCTGCGGTTACGAGGTCTTTGGATTTATGTGATTTAAATGATATGAATACTGCGGGTATTTCAACTTCTAATAATTGGACTTACTTTATTGATGTAGATGATATTGAAGCATCAACAAACGGATTCTATTTGTATTCTACAAGTGGTGAAATACTACACTTATTTTCTACATCAGTAGGTTATAGAAACACATCTAATGGTACAACTTATGTTGGTTCTTGGAGTTGGTCTCCATACAATGGAAACAACTCGCAAGTCAAGATGATATTTAGATATGATGAAGATAAGTTAGTGGTTTTCATAAATGGGGTAAAAAAAGATGAAGTAGATTCATCTCTTGTTTCAGCAAGGTTTGCTGACCCATTTAATAGAGATAGATTCCATTGGGCAGGAAACTCAAAGTGGGATACGAATCAAAAACTATTCTTTGACACGGCATTAACTGATAGCGAGTGTATCGCCCTAACAACGATTTAAGATATGAGTAATATATACGATAAATCAAGTTTGGTACTTATACCAAGCGGAACAAAGACAGGTAAAGTGTTTAGCCAAAAGCCTGTAAGCGGTGATGGTGATTTTACTTTCACTCGTGCAAGTGCTGCTACGAGAGTTAATGCAGATGGTAATATAGAGAAGGAGACAATAAATCTATTTAGATATAGCGAGGAATTTAATCAAGGTAGTGCTTGGAGTAAGCAAGGCGGAGCGCAAATCAGTCCTAACGCATCAACTGCTCCCGATGGTACAAATACTGCCGACCTTTTGTATCCTTCTATTAGTGGCGTTGTCAAAGCAGCGATACAATCTTTTACAAGCGCATCTGGAACACAATATGCACAAAGCATTTATGTTAAGGCTTCGGGTAAAAATTTCGCAGCATTATATGCACTTAACGGAAGTGCAGGTCCTGCTATGTGGGTAAATCTTACAACAGGTGCAATCACAAATGGCTCTACACCAAATGTGGTTGGTCGGTTTGCTACAAGTGTGGGAGATGGATGGTGGCGAATAGGATTTGCTGATTTAGGAAATGGTACAATTGGCTATATGCACATCTATCCTACGGATACTGCGGGTAGTCAAAATGTAACGGCAAACGGAACGGATGGCATACTTATATGGGGTGGGCAATTAAATTATGGTTCAGTAGCACAAGAGTATATAAAAACAACTACTGCTGCCGTATACGGAGGTATTACAGACAATACTCCAAGATTAGATTATACGGATAGTTCGTGTCCTGCACTATTGTTAGAGCCACAACGGACTAACCTTGTAGACTATAGCGAATACTATGATTTGTTTCACCAAAATGTTACTCTTACAACTAATGCTGATACATCTCCAGAGGGTGTAGATAATGCTTCTAAAATTGTAGTATCATCAACTTCTCAACCAAGAATAGAAAGATTTAATACTTGGTCAAATAGTACCACTTATACTATGAGTGGTTATGTAAAAGCAGATACAGGTCGCTATATTGGTTTTGGATTGTATAGCCCTGAAATGGGAAACCAATGGGTAAGATTTGATTTAACAAATGAAACTTTTGTATATTCCGATACTAATTGGTCAAATGCTGCTATTGTAGATGCAGGAGATGATTGGTACAGACTATCAGCAACTATGACAACTGATGCTGTTAACTCATCAAGAAGTGGTTTCAAATTGGCAACAATGAAATCCAACTCCTATAATACAGGTACGATTGGAGATAGCTTTTTTGTATACGGATTACAACTTGAAGTAGGAAGCTACGCAACATCCTACATACCTACCTATGGGAGTAGTGTGACGAGGAATTTAGATACTGCAAAATGTTTAGGTTTTTCTACAAGACCTACTGATTTCCCATTTACTATCTTTTCGGAAATTAAAATTGAATCAACAACTGCAGATATATTCCCAATATCATTTGCTGATACTGATTCATCCATTAAATACTATGCGGTTTCTTACGGAGAAAATACAGGAAAATTTATAATGTATAATAGAGGTGCTGCTTTAATATCTTCTCCACCAACGACAAATTCATTTGCAGTAGGAACACATAAAGTTTGTGCAATATGGTCAAGCGATACTAATATGAAATTGTATGTAGATGGTAATAAAGAGATAGATTACAATCATACCTCTAATATATTCAATACAGATGTTCAAGATATACATTTAGGGTTCTTGAGGACTGCTGCTGATACTGGCTCAAGAAATTCAAGTAACTCATTGCTTGTTTTTAATCAAGCATTAACTGACCAAGAGGCGATTGACCTAACAACTATATAATTATGAAAACATTTAGAAAATACTCATTCGGCTCTAAAGGAGCAGCAACAACTAAAATCAATGCATTAGGTACAGAGACAACTCCCGAAGGAGATGTTGTACCTAACCACCCTCACGCTATTGTTCATCTTGGACACTTGGTAGAGACTGAAGGTACATACGATGATGAAGGAAACGAACTCACCGCACCTGTACTATCTTCTACCTACCATATAGATGTTCTATGGGATGGTGAGCCTGTAGAGTCTTGGGATAGTGCTATGGTATGGTGTGAGCCTATGGGCATACATACTTTCGGTAGCTCTTCTGCTATTGCGGAATGGACAGAGGCTTGTAAGGCACTTCACCCAGAATACTTTCCAGAACCAACTGAAGAATTAGCATAATGGCTGTAGGATTTTCTAACACAAATAAGCCCTTAAACCCAAGGGGGCAGGACGCAAGTCCGAAGGGGTACAATAGAGCTTCCCTCTTTAGTGGTAAGGCCTTGGATTTTGACGGGGTTAATGATAGCGTTACTT